CGGTGGTGCGAGTCGCCATCTCCGTATATGAGGCCAGCTCCCAGTTGCGTCCGCGGCGATCGGTGAATCCCGTGACGCCTTTGGACAGCAGGTGCTCCCAGGCCACTTGAGCGGCCCTCAGGCGGGTCTTGGTGCCGATGAGGACATCAGCAGCGGGTTGGGCCATGACCTCACGGTAGGCGTCGTCCTGCCAGCGCAGCACGTGCAGGTGGGTGGAGGACATGCGCTGGGTGAGCTCCTGCGCGAGCCCCATGAGTGCGTCGATGCCGGGAAGGTCGGAGCGGAGCGCGGTCACGGCTTCCTCGAGGCGGGTGTCTCTTCTGCGCGCGTACCCGAGGAGTCTCGTGATGGCCGCGATGATGCGTGAACGTCTGGCGAGCCAGTCGATCCACCGGTCGCCGGAGAGCCGAGCCATCTCGTCCACAGCGGCGCGTGCGCCCCTCGCGTAGGCATCCATGAGGGCCTGCTCGACGAGGAGACGTCGGGGCCCATTGAGTGCGTTCAGGACGGCTTCGGCTTGCTGCCGTAGCGCAGTGAGCGCGGCCAGGCGGTCCTGGTTGCCTGAGGTGATGTCGGTGCGGATTCGCCGGGCGAGGTTCTGGGCGAGGCGGGTCTCGGCGTCTCGGTAGAGGTCCGCGAGGTTCGCGGCGAGATCTACAGCGAGGGATCGGTCAACGGGCACTTAGGCCTCGTCCCCGGACTCCTCGTCCTGGTCGCCAACTGTGGGCTGTTCCCCACGGTTGGGATCTCCGCCGAACGCGAACTCGTCGGGCGCTTCGGGCTGCTCGGCGGTGATCCGGTCGACTTCCTTCTCAATCTCGTCGTCGTCCCAGTCCTCGTGCTGGGCCTTCACCGCCAGATAGCGGGAGAGCACGCCCGCAGCGCGGAGCGCCTGGATCGTCTGGGCTTCGACGAGGGGATCGGGTTCGGCCAGTTCGGGCCAGTCGATGCGAGGCAGGTCCGCGGGGTCCACATCCAGCTGGAACTGCGTCTTCGCGGTCCACAGCACAGCGGCGGCGTGGTCCCTCATACCTTCACCCCAGTACCCGGTCTTCTTGCGGCGGGTCCTGGAGCTCCTGGACTTGCGGTCGTTGACTTCGGTGGCGGTGGGGTCGCCGCCGTCGCGCTCAAGCCCGAACGTCGAAGCGGAGTAGCCGGCGGTCTCCACTGCCGAGCGCGCCCATTGGGTCATGGTGGCGATGTGCTCGTCCACGCGGATCTTGAACTGCTCCACGGTGATCTGCGCTGCCCCGGAGGTCGGGGAGATGTCCAACGCTGCATAGATCTCGTTGTCGGGGTCCCACACGGCCCCTGCGCCGCGCCCCATGGACTCGAGGAACGCGGACGGGATGAACGCGCGGGTCTTGCCCAACCGGACGTCTCGGAGGAGGGAGGAGGCGGTGGTGTCGAGTGCGTCGAAGAGGCCAAGGGAGCCCTCGAAGTCGCTTCTCCCGAGGTCGCTGCCGCGGTCCTCGCGGGAGGGGAGCATGTTGGGGATGTACGCGACCGGAAGGACAGGCATCTGGAGGTCCAGGACCTCGGGGAGGCCTCTGGTGTCCTCGAAGTCGTCGAGCTTGCCCAGTGTGCCGAGCTTTTCGGCGGTGCCGCGGTAGACGCCGTTGAACGCCCATGCCTTGCGTGCGCTGGGTGTGCCGTCGAGTTCGTACCGTTCGAGGTAGCGGATGACGGTGTTCCCGTCCCGCTCGAGCTCGCGCACGAACGTCACGGCGACCAGACGCCCCCACTTGAAGGTGGGGATGGCGTTGTCAGCGTGGACAGCTGAGGTGATGGGGTGATTCCACAGGTCCTTGTCGAACGTGGTGCGGAGGTAGACGCCGCCGAATGGGGAGGCGACCTCCGCGGCCTCGTGCAGGCGGGAGGTCAGGCGCATCTGGTCGTCCAGGAGCTCCCACTTCTCGCGCGTCTCGGGCTTCTCGAACACGTACCGCGGGGGTTCGGCGAAGAGCAGGTCCGCTGAGGCGGTGGCGATGTCCGCCGGCAAGGGCATGTGGACGCCAGTCCTCTTCTCCCCGAAGGGGACAGGACGTCCCCAGAACCATCGGGACATGGTCCCGACGAGGCCGCCGCGGTACTGCGAGGGCCGGTTCGAGGGGGCGTTCGTCCTTGACGTGTATCGCTTCCCGAGCCGGTCGGGGTCACCGGACCACCAGGCGTCGTAGTCGGCCATACGCGCGAGCGCATCCGCTTGCGCGGGAGGCGGCCACGGAGTGTTGGGGTCGGGGAGCGGCATCAGGCGTCGTCCTTCGGGGGCGTCCAGCCGAGCTTGATGAGCGTCTCGCGCGCGCGGTCGGAGATCGCGAACGTGGTGTCGCCGTCGAGTTCGATTTCGTGCACGGAGAGGTCGACGGTGAGGCGCGGCAGGCCGTTGGTGTCGGCGGTGAGCGTGAAGCCCTTGACGCCCTGGAGGCGCTGGCCGTCGATCTCGATGCGGCCCGTGCCGAGCCCGCATGTGATGGAGGCGTGTCGGCGCTTGAACATGGCGGTCACCTCCTAGGCGATCAGTCGGCTGATCTTGTGGGCGTTGGTGTGGAGGATGTACCGGCCGGCGTCCATCGAGTGGTCATTGATCTTGAGGGGCTTGTCCTCGCCGCGCTCAGTCGCCTTGGGGTCCCACGAGTAGCCGGGGGCTTCATCGGTCCAGCCTGTGCAGGAGTCGTGGACTCTGAGCCGGTCGGAGGCGATCAGCGAGGAGACGGTCTGGATTCCCGGGAGGACGGCGTTGTCGGCGTCGGCGACGTTCAGGACGCCGTCGTGGAACAGCTGGTTGTCGAAGTCGGCGGCCGGGTCGATGAAGATCCACGGCGGCTTGATGCCCTTGCGGTTCTCGCCCGGCACTTGGGCGTTGCCCAGCCACTTCTGGACGGCTTCGGAGTATTCGGAGGGGGCCATCTGGCGGCCCGCGCTCGAGGCGTCGTAGCGGTACTCGTGCGTGAGGTAGACGCGGCGGATGCCGTCTGGTCCTGTCCCGATGCCGGCGAGGATCGCCGAGAACGGGTTCGTGGCACCGTAGTCGATGCCGACGCCCAGCCAGGTGTCGATGCGGGGGAGCTCCGAAACAACATGCTTCGAGGGGTCCCAGTGCTCGTACACAGCGCCTTCGGCAAGGACCCATTCGCCCAGCACGTACCGGCGGTAGAACAGCCCGGTGTACTTCGTGGACAGGTTCTTGATGTAGTCGTCAGTCAAGCTCGGGTTGTCGGCGAGCTTGAAGGAGAAGCGGTGCATGTCGAGCGCGTTCGGATCGGTGGAGCGGATGATCCTGCCGTCGCGGTCGAGGTGGAGGGAGGCGCGCTTGAGGTACTTCTTCATCAGCCAGTGCGTCGGCGCCGCCGGGTTCGTGGTGCCGAAGAACTGCGCGCCGGGGACCGAGAGTCGCGTGCCTAGCATGTCGTAGAACGACTCCGGCCACACAGTGAGCTCGTCGCCGTACGCGCCGGCGAGGGTCATGCCGCGGATCTTGTCCGCTGAGGACTCGTCATGCGCGCCCGCGACGTAGATCGTCCGGCCGAGGAGGTCGACTTCGCCGGCACCGACCTTGAACCGGCACCGCTTCGATCCCACCATCTCCGTGATCGGGTCGATGATGTTGCGCTTCAGTGTCCGTTCGGTCTTCCCGACCATCAACAGCGGACCCTCAGGGCCCGTGCGGATGTACTTCAGCCACTGCATGATCGACGAGATCGTCTTGGAGGAGCGCACCGCGCCCTCGTAGATGTTCTCCCGGGCGGTGGACAGTCGGACGGCTTCGAGCTGCTTCCCCTGGAGTGGGGCGAAGCGCACTAGTCGCCGATCATCTCGCGCAGCCACGCGTCCACCGCGGCCAGGCCGTGCAGGTCGGCGTCGTGGCGGTCCAGCATCGCGTGCTTGTCGATCATGATCCCGTACGCGGTCGCCCAACCCTGCGCGTCGCGCCCGGACTCGGACTTGAGGAGCTTCCCGCGGAGGTGCGCCGCAACGTTGATCGACTCGGACGCTTCTATGGCGCGGCGGGCGCGAGCGTCGGCCACGACGGCTTCGGTGGCAATTTTGGTCTTGGAG